TCTGACGTGCCGATGATCGCCGCGACTTCCTTGGTGCTTTTCGTCTTGCGCATCTCCCAGATTTGCTTCTCGCGGTCGGTCAGGATGAAGACGTTGTGTTGACCGGCTTTGCCGACGCCTTTGATGCTCATTTCTCCAGTCCTATCCCCAGCTTTTCTTTCGCCTGCGCCACCAGTTTGCTGGCGGCGTTCGGTGTGCAGTCCATTTTCGCCCCGATCTGAGTCACAGTCAGATCGCTCTGGTAAAGATCCCACGCCTGTTTCTGCCGTTCAGACAGTTCATGACTTCGCAACTGCGGACGGAAAGAGTGTTTTGTTGGCTGGAAGTCCGGCTCGGGCTCGGGCTCTTTCAGTGGTGGCCACGGCTCGTAGTCCGGCTGCCGCTCCAGCCATTCTACCCGCGGTAACGATAGCAGCACACGGCGCCCGTCGCCGGGGCCGCAGGAGATGCCGCTACGGACATGGATGTATTTGCTAACCCTGTTCACAGCCGGTCCTCGATCAGCTTGGCGTAGCCCTGAATGTCATGCCAGTGGTCGGCGTGGTTCGGATTACCGGCCAGTATGCGCCCGATCTTGTGGGCGATCATGTCCAGCGACTCGCGCTGCATGGCGTTCAGATCCTTCCAGCCTGGCTGATTCTGGATCACTGTTTTCAACATCTGCGTCGCGCGCGCATGGTCGGCAAAGTCGCCGTGCGTCGCGTTACGATCCTCAAGAGTTTGCTGAACAGACACGCTCAATCTCCTCCCGTTCCCGTTGCGCCCGCAGCGCGCACAGGCGCTGGTGCAGGCGGATCATGAAGGTGCGACGGCGGTCGCCGCGGCGCTCCTCCTCCAGCATCTGCCGGAGTTCCGTCTCCGACAGATCCATGATGATTTCATGCAGTTCTCGATAGTTCATGTGTCCTCGTATCTATGAGAGCGCATCCAGCGCCACCTCTGCTAAAGATCTTTTATCCTTTAACGCTCTGACAATCTGTTCGTCAATAGTTTTCTCACAGATCAGATTGTAGACCCATACGTCGCGCGTCTGACCGGAGCGGTGCAGGCGGCCGATGGTCTGCTCGTAGAGTTCGAGCGACCACGGCAGGGACAGGAAGACGATCTTGTTGCCGCCGTGCTGAAGGTTCAGACCGTGACCGGCGCTCTTCGGGTGGAGCAGCAGCAGCTCGATCTTGCCGGCGTTCCAGTCGTCGATGGCGCCATCAATCATCCGCGCTTTCGGATAGCGGCGCTGGAGTTCGGCCAGCTCCTCCTTGTAGTTGTAGACGATGATGGTGTTGTCGTGCTGGTTCTCTTCGAGAATTTCGTCCAAGAGGTCATATTTGTGCGTCGACAGCCACTCCGCGCCCGCCGGGCCGTAGACCCACCCGCCGGCCAGTTGCTGTAGCTTGGTCGTGACGGCCGCTGCGGTCGGCGCCGTAATCGTCTCGCCCAGCTCCAGCACGAAATCTTTCTTCATCCGGTTGTAGGGCTCAAGATCCATCGAGCAGCGCATCTCGACCGTGTGCAGCTCGGGCAGCCGGTCCTTGTATTCGCCCGGATCAAGAACGAAGGTCGCCGGCTTGATCGTCTCCATGACGCGCTCCAGCGCGCCGGGCAACGGCTCCCACATGCCGAACTCGCGGTGGATGCAGCAGAAGTATTGCTGCATGAACGCGCCCTTTGACCGGCCCAGCAGCGCACGGTCAACGATCTTGCATTGGCCGAACACGTCCTCCAGTCCGTTCGACGTGAACGACCCGGTCAGGCCCCAGCGGATTTCGACGCCCTCAATCAGCTTCTCCAGCTTCTTGAACCGAACGCCGGACGGGTTCTTCAGCCGCGTCAGCTCGTCGAAGACGACGCCGTCAAACGTGCCTTCGATTGATTCGACGTTCTCGAAGTTGGTGACGACGACCTGCGTGTCGGCCTTGAAGGCCGCGCGGCGTTGCTTTGGCGTGCCGACCGCGACGGACATGGTCAGCTTCGGAGCCCACTTCGGGCGCTCGACAGGCCAGACGGACTGCGCTACGCGCTTGGGAGCCAGCACCAGCCAGCGCCGGACCAGCCCTCGCTCTGTCATGTCCTGCATCGCTGTCAGCGTGATGGCTGTCTTGCCCGCGCCGACTGGCGCGAGGATCATCGCACGATCACGCTCGAACAGGAAATCGGCGGCTACTTCCTGGTAAGTTCGCAGGCCCATCGGTCGACAGCTTCCTTTGAGTTAAGGCACGCATACTTCTGGTTGAGCGCCGCCATGTCTTTGGCGAACACCTTCTGGAGGGCGGACAGCCGCCCGGTTTCTGTTTTCATCTCGATGAACCATGTGCTACCGTCCGGCAGGCACACGATCCTGTCGCTGACCCCTCTGTTGCTCAAGCTGTTGAATTTGAACGCCTTGCCCCCAAGGGCCTCGACGGTTTTGACCAAATAGGCTTCGTAATTTTTTTCCATAAATATGACTTGCATAACATTCATTGATGTGTCAAGGTCCGTCTCACAAGAAAGGTCAAGTAATGGCACACAGCACGATTGTCGGCGGCTCGTCCGCCAAGAGACTCATCGCCTGCCCCGGCAGCCGCCAACTTATTGACAAGGTTCCCCCGCGGCCCGCAGGCCGTCATGCTGAAGAAGGCACGATGCTGCATGATGTCATGCATCGCGTGCTGTCCGGCGAACCGTTTCCTGAAGACCTGACAGACGAGCAGGAAGACAAGATCCGGTTCGCGCTCGCTGCGCTCGATGAAATCGACCCCGACAAAGAAATGGAGTTCGTGACCGAGACGCGCGTTCATTTTGGAGGTTTTCTTGCCGGAGTTTTTGGTAGTTGCGATCTCGCTGGGCGCATACGCAATCGCGCAATCATGCTGGATTGGAAGTTTGGCGACGGCGTGCAGGTCGAGGCCGAGGAAAACGAACAAGGCATGTTCTACACCGCAGCCGGTATGCGCACGCCCGAGTTGCGCTGGGCCTTTGAGAACGTCACCGAAATAGAGATCATCATCGTCCAGCCGCCCTTCGTCCGGCGCTGGGTGACGACGCCCGGTCGTATCAAGGCGTTTGAGCGGACGTTGGTCAATGCGGTCGAGCTTTCTTTCCGCCCCGACGCGCCGATCAACCACGGCGCGCATTGCCGGTTCTGCCCCGCCAAGCCGATCTGCCCGGCCCTTACCGGCGAGGTCGACCGCGCGCTAGCGGCCAAGGTCAAGGCGCTGGACACGCAGCAACTGGCCGACGCGCTGGCGATGGCCGACAAGCTGGAGGGCTGGATCAAGGACGTGCGGGCGCTGGCGCAGGATCTGCTGGACAAGGGCGCTCCGGTGCCGGGCTACAAGCTGGTGCCCAAGCGGCCGACGCGCCAGTGGGTCAACGAGCTGAAGGCGCTGGAAGCCTTTGAGGGGCTTGTGCCGGCGGAAGAGCTGATCGAGATGCGCTCGCCCGCGCAGGTCGAGAAGGTGCTGAAGAAGCACAAGGTAACAATGCCAGAAGGACTGATCGTTGCGGTCTCGTCCGGTAACACGCTGGCTCCCGAATCAGACCCGCGTCCTGCGGTTCTGACCATAGGCAACGACATCCGTCGTGCCTTCTCTAAGCTAGAGGTAAAGTGAATGAATATCGTAAAGTTCGGTAACGCCAATCTCCCCGCCGCTACGGATCTTGCGGCTGCCCTGCGCAACAACACGCAGGCGGTCGCGGGCGCTGACGGTCAGGTGATCATCAAGATGGACAAGACCGGCCACTGGGTCTACGGCGCCGATCAGACGGAAATCGACAAGGACGGTCTGTGGGCGGTCAACCCGTTTTCCTTCACGCATGGCTATATTGCGTGGGGTGAGGGCGAGGTTCTGTCCGAGAAGATGGTGCCGATCACCGAGCCGCTGCCGGAGCTGGAGCCTGCGCCCCCGCAGGCCAAGCGCGGGTGGGAGTCTCAGGTCGGCATGAGCGTGCAGTGTGTCGACGGCGACGACAAGGGCGTCGAGGCGCGCTACTCGGTCACGTCGGTCGGCGGCAAGAAGGCGATGCACGGACTCGCCATGCTGGTCGCGGAGCAGATCGAGAAGGATCAGGCGCATCCGGTCGCGCTCGTGAAGTTGGCCAACGACCACTACCAGCACAAGAGCTACGGGCGCGTCTATACGCCCGTGTTCAACGTGCAGGACTGGATCTCTCTGGAGGGCGAAGGTA